CATTCCTCAAGTTACAGTTGAATTCTCCAAAACAGCAGTTGAAGCCGGCACACGCCGTTTAGCAGCTCGCTGGTCTGTTGAATTAGAACAAGACTTGAAGAACATGAACGGATTGGATATCGATTCTGAATTAACAAATGCGATGAGCTATGAAATTCAGGCCGAAATCGACCGTGAAATGATTGTCCGTATGCTTCAAATTTCTCTTAACGCTGGTAAAGGAACTGGATATAGCTTCTGGTACGCAGCTTCCGCTGATGCTCGTTGGTTAGGAGAACGCAATCGCGACTTCTATGCTAAGGTCATCGTTGAAGCAAACCGCATTGCAATTCGTAACCGCCGTGGTTCCGCTAATTTTATTATCGCAACTCCGAAAGTTTGTGCAATTTTGGAAATGTTACCAGAGTTCCAATGGATGCCTGTTAACGGCAACGTGAATACACAACCCACTGGCATTGCCAAGGTTGGTACTCTCGGCGGTCGTTTCACCATCTATAGAGACACACGTACTGAGGCCCAAAACCTCACCACACGTGGTGGAGCTACAAATCCAGCTAATTCATTAGAGTATGCCTTGTTAGGTTACAAAGGTACCGAGTATTACGATACCGGTATCGTGTATTGCCCATACATCCCAGTGATGATTCAACGTACAATCGGTCCTACAGACTTCAGCCCTCGTGTTGGTCTTATGACTCGTTACGGCGTCGTAGATTATATCTTCGGAGCCGGATTGTACTACCACACAATCATCGTCAAGGGTCTTGGAGCAGACAATGTAAACGGCAACGGTGGAAAACTCTACATGTAATCAAGCCTAAGATTAGTTTAAAAAACACCCACTGAAAAGTGGGTGTTTTTTTTTGTTTTGATTTTCCCGTTTTTATATGATAATATAATCTATGAATATGAAGAGATATGCATTTTGTGGAGCACACGGTGTCGGAAAATCTACTATTTTACGAGCAATCAAGCCATATATTGAGCAGCAATGTGGTCTACAATTAATTGATAATAGTAGCAATGCTAGACATTTGAAAGAAATGGGTCATGCAATCAATGATTCAGGTAAAGAATTCGTACAATATGTAGTTGCAGCAAGTCATATTGGTAATTTTGCTAGACCATATAGTTGGTTTGCTGATCGTTGTGTGGTAGATGGATGTGCATATATGATGGAATCAGATGTAGATCATATATGTTGGGAGTCAATTACAGCACAAACATTTTATTTTAGATCACTATATGATCAAATTTTCCACATTCCTATCGAATTTGATATGCCAGAAGACGGGTATCGTAAGGTAGACGAGGAGTATCGTTATAAAGTAGCCAGGAACATACACGGATTGCTATCTCCTTTAACCAATGTTACCGTAGTTAAGGGAAGTGTTGAAGAAAGAGTTGCCATTATTAAGAATTTTTTCGATAATCTGTAATATGAATTTGTTTATTCTAGATTTAAACCCCAAAATCGCGGCTCAATACTACCAAGACCTTCACATTAACAAGATTATTATAGAAGGTACACAGTTGTTAGCAGCAGCATATCCTCTTGATAGACTCGCTCAAGATGATTGTCCGCGTACACAAAAAGGAACGCCTCGCAAACATGGTCACTATAACCATCCTATGACCAAATGGGTCAGGACAAATATGACAAATTTTGTATGGACCTTAAATCATCTAGATGGATTATATCAAGAAAGGTTGTATAGATTCGAAAAACCACATTTCAGTAAAGATTTTATTGATTGGGTGTGGAATAATCCACCAGATTTGCCACACGACGAAATGACAGAGCATCCTCAATGCTTTGCAGTATCTTTTCCTCAGTGTATAGTACCTGGTAATCCGGTACAAGGTTATAGAAATTACTACAACACCGGAAAAAGAGAATTTAAATTTGGAACCAGAATAGTAAAAGCTAATTGGACTAAGAGAGATGTTCCTTTCTTTATAAATAGATAAGATATATGAGTTTTGTTCAACATTTTAAAGAGGCGGTTAATAAATTTAATACAGAATGGCAAGTCACTCGAGAAGAAGCCAAAAAGATTAAAGATGTGGATAAAAAAATATCCCACGTTAAAAAATTCTTAGAACAAAACCCATCTAAGGCAAATTTAGGTAGAGTATTAAATTGGACTCGAATGACCAAACTTGGATATAAAAACTCTTCACCAGAATTAGCTCAAAAATTTGAAGACTATCTAGACTATCTAGACACAAATGCAGATAAATTCACTGAGGAAGATAAGGATATAGATCTAAAAGATTTGCCAGCGGCAAAGTTTATAGCAGTTTATAAGGATTTGGTTCATAGAAAGAATGATTTTCAACATGGAGGAAAAAGACCTGTTTCTATGAGCCAATATTTGGCTAATATGGTTAAGATAGCTAAAGAGCGTGGTATTTCTCTACCACCAGATCCTCAAGCCTAATCTCCATCATTCAATTCAAGAGAGGTTCTTTTGGATCTAGAATCTACAAACTTGTTAAGAACCTCATCTCTTGTAGCTATTAGAATATTATTAGCGGCTGGTAACCTAGAAACAATTTCCTTTTTCCCTGCTATATCCATCTTTTTCAATTCCACAGCAGTAGTTGCTTGTTTTTGCTGTAGGTTAATACTATTCATCGAGTCTATGGCTTTGATAGTTGCATTCATTAACTGAGCCATAGCTGCTATCTCTTTGGGATCTGCTCCCATAGCAAATGTATTTTTTAAATTTTCTATAGCACCTAAACCTGCCTGTATTACTTCTGCAGTTTTCTTATAAACATAATCATTTACATTATGATCATTTACATTTTCTGGTTCATTTTGTCTTACAATTGGTGCCGGAACTGCATCACATCGCAGTTCATTAATGATATTATCTATTTCTTCGTTAGGTTCCATGTTGATTATATTTGAAAACGAATTTATTATATTTACAAGTATGGAAGACTTTCTCAAACCCCTAAAAATCGGATTTAAATCAACTCACCCTGACGCCAAGCTTCCTCATCGCAAGAGGACCGGTGATACTGGATATGATTTATTCGCAGTAGAAGAAGTAAACATTCCAGCAAAGGGATCAAATACAGTTCCAACTGGATTGACAATTACTTCTATTCCTTTATCAGTATGGTATTTAATCTTACCACGTTCTGGTATGGGATTTAATCATGGAATTCAACCTCACTTGGGTGTAATAGATAATAGTTATAGAGGAGACTTGGCTGTAAAACTATACAATTTTTCAGACACAGATTATACTATTAAAAAAGGCGACAGAATCGCTCAAATTGCATACTTTCCTTTGATTGCACTAGAACCTATGTGGAACGAAGAAGTCTCCGCTACCGATAGAGGAAATGCAGGGTTTGGTTCTTCAGGCAAATAATTTATGGCTAATCATTATTCTCATCTTTGGGTAGAAAAATATAGACCTTCTTCATTAGATGAAGTAGTTTTAAGTGAAGATGTAAAGGAACACTTCACCAATTTAAATGAAGACACACCTCATATTCTTTTCTATGGACCTCCCGGGACAGGTAAAAGTACAATGGCTAAGGTCATTGTCAAATCTATATTGAAATGCCAGTATCTTTATATTAATGCTTCAGATGAAAATGGAGTAGATACTATCCGCAATAAAGTAATAAGCTTTGCCCAGACAAGATCCTTAGACAATACTAAAAAGGTAGTCATTCTGGAAGAGGCAGACGGTTTGACCGGAGACAGTCTTAGAATTTTGCGCAATGTGATGGAAGACTTTGAAGCAACCACAAGGTTTATCCTCACTGCCAATTACTTTAATAAGATTATCGAACCTATTAGATCCAGATGTTTACTCTTTAAGTTACAACCAGATTTAAAAGGTGTTGTACAGCGTTGCATAGATATCCTTAAAAAGGAAAAAATCTCAGTAGAGGAGCAACAAAGAGCAAGTTTGTTGAAACATATCGAAGATAATTTTCCTGACTTGCGCAGAATTATCAATGACTTGCAGAAATTTTCAGTTTCTGGCAAACTTATTATTAAAGAACAAACTCAACTATCAGATATTTCATCTTTTATTTTTAAAAGTCTAGTATCTAAGACCAGTTCTTTAGAAATTCGAAAAAAAGTAATAGAATTGGAAAAAACCTTCAGTGGCGATTACCAACTTTTGATGAAGGAATTATTTGAATTGATTTATTCTTCTAATTTAAAAGACAACACAAAAAAAGCATTATTGTGTGACTTGGGAGAATATATGTACAGAGACAATTTTGTAGTTGATCATGAAATCAACTTTTATGTCTGTGTAGCAGCAATGGAAAACACAATTAACTCTTAAACCTTATAGGTTTTAGATTTAGCACCTGCAGAATTTTTAATAGTTGTATTCTTAGTTGGAAGACTATTGTCTGTTGAGCTATTGTCTATCTTAGCTTCCATCTTAAAGACCTTTGCATCAGATCCAAAGGGTCTTTCATACTTGTTTGGTACACCTTGTACTGGAGGTAGATTAATACCATAATCTACAATTTCCACTAAGTTGAAGTCTGCTGGAACTGTAAAGTCATTAAATTCAGTTGGCCATTGAACTGTTCTTGGGTCGGTACGTAATACTAAATATGCATCTCCAGCCCCTTCATTATCATTGGCATCTTTTACGTTTTGTTTTGACCCATTACCCACAACTCTCTTAATAAAAAAGAGAACTTTATTATCTATCAGCTCTTTAATAAATTTGACAAAATCTTTATGACCACTATAGTGTTTTTTAAAGTAAGAGTCTCTTAAAATTATAGGTTTAAGAATTACAGGTGTTCCTTCCCTAAAACCGCCATTAGAATAGTGAGAAAAGGCAGTTTCAAATAAGGTTTTGAATTTGTCAAATTTTTGATTCATATAATAAAGAGTTTTAGATAAATATTTACCATAACATGGCTACTATTTACCTGGATAATTTAATTAAACCTAGGCAAACCAATTCAAATACAACTTTGGTATTTGAAGAGCCAGTGAAAAATCAATATACTTATACAGATTTACATTTAGATTTTGCTTTTGCTAATAACATAGGTGATGGTACCAATCCTTCAGTTTCTAATGATATTGCTGCAGATTATGATATTTCTGCTATACGTAATGCTATTTTTAATATTTTTACCATTAAACCTGGATATAAAATACTAAACCCAGAATTTGGAGCTAGCTTAGAACAGTATCTATTCGAACCTTTATCAGATTATCAAGCATCCTTCATAGGCAAACATATGTTGAGAATGCTAGATAAATACGAACCTCGAATTAAAGTAGAACAAATTCAAATTTTGCCTAAGTATGAAGAAAATTTATACATGGTAACTTTGATATACAAGATTCTTGATAAGGGATTAATAGATAATATGCAAATTCAATTACAATCATCTCACAAAACTGTAGGAGCTACCACCATTTCTTATTCTAATATTTCTCGTTATGTCTAATTTTACACCTCCACATTTGCAAGATCCTTTATTGGTGTTTGATGCCCAGGATCTTAGAGATAAAATCATTGAAAGATTGAATCAAAGTAAAGTTTTTACGGATCAAAACTATCAAGGATCAAATTTATCTTCTCTTATAGACATAATAAGCTACAGTTTTAGTACTCTTTTATACTATCTAAACAAAACCTCTTCCGAAAGCATGTTTTCAGAGTCTCAAATTTATGAAAACATGAATCGTATTGTTAAGATACTAGATTATAACCCAGTAGGAAGGTTGTCTTTGAGTGTACCATTTGGAATAAACGCTTCTGAGGAATTACCTATTGACACTTATATCATCCCTCGATACAGTTACTTAAAGACTGGTGGTAATGTTTTTTCTCTCACCAAAGATTTAGCATTTTCAAAAACTATTTCTTTAGAACAAATCGTTTCAGAAATGGATAATTCTTCTCTGCTGAAGGAAGGCATCATAGAAGAATATCCAATCTATACTGGTTTGGGTATAGATAATGAAGTATTATACATCGGTTTAAATGACAGCGTACAAATAGACCACTTTGCTATAGATGTTTACGTTAAAACAATTAATGGAGCTTGGGAACAATGGACTCGTGTAGAAAATTCAAATCTTTACGGTGCAAATGATAGAGTTTATGAAGTTAGATTCAATTCCAACAAACGTTATGAGATTATTTTCGGTGACAACATCAATGGAACAAAACTCTCTATCGGAGATCAAGTAGCCGTATATTATTTAAAAATAAATCCAGAGGCTGTACCTATCGGCCCAGGAGCTCTAGACGCCGCAAATGTAATACCTTTTAATTCTGTTCAATTTACAGAAATCTTAAAAACAACTAAAACATCTTTTGGGTCTGTTTTGCCGCAGTATGATTTTAATAAAATAAAATTCTTCAACACATATCCTTCATCCAATTATACTCCTGAAGAAAACACAGATGACATTCGTAAAAATGCTCCTAAAATATTTCGCTCTCAACATAGATTAGTAACTACATCAGACTATGAGTATTTTACTAAATCTAACTTTAAAAATTTACTTGTCAGTTCTCGCATTGTTAATAATGATGATTTTTTGAAAGGACATATGAGATATCTCTACGAGATAGGGTTAAAAAATCCACACCTAGAAAATCAAATTCTTTTAAACCAAGTTAAATTTGCAACAAGTTGTAATTTCAACAATGTTTATGTATACATGGTGCCTCAGCATAATATATTGTATCTACCTTCTCATTCCAAAGAATATATCATTAATGAAATCAACAAATATAAAACTGTTACAGCTCAAATAGTTCCCATGGATCCGGAGTATTTGTATTTTGATTTTTATGTACCTAATTCAGAATCTAAACCTGATGTTTATAGTATAAAAAACAATAAATTATACATTATAAAGGCATATAATTCTAGGAGATCAAATTCTGCTATTAAATTTGATATTCAAAATGCTATTCTATATGCATTCGACAAATCGAACGTGTCTTTGGGCACCAATATTAATACTCAACAATTAACAACAACTTTGTTAGGTATAGACGGAGTTGGTGGTATCCAAACTTATAACACCAAGTCTAAAACATTCGTCAATGAATTGTCCTTTTTGGTATGGAATTCTAAATATCCATTGAATGATGCGCAGGTATTCACTCAAACTGTTCAAATGGACTATTTTATGTATCCATTATTAAACAACCCGTCTTCTTTATTAGATCGAATAGAAATAATAGACGGATCAAATTCTATAAAAGTAGCAGAATTCTAATTTTATGCTTTCCGTTTCTATCAATTCTAATAAAGAAGAAGGTTATGCTAACATAACTAAATTTAAATTTTCTGCAATTTTAAATCCTCGTAATTTAGTTAAAAGAGTTTTATGGTATTTTGGTGACGGTGCCACGAGCACAGAGTTTGCCCCTGAACACATATACACAACGCCTGGAAAGTACACTGTAAGTTTAATTGCATACGGGAATCAAATAGATACAGTTTCTGGAATAAATCAAAACTCTTTAAAGGTAGAAAAAAATTTAGAAATTAAATTATTAATCAACGAATCTGTATATTTTGACTTTGTTCCTCCTCCTACATTTGCAGGTCATATCAACAGATATCCATTCAGAATTAATATTTCATCTAATTCAGTTGAAGAACATCACGT